ACGACAGCCCGACCCTGCGGTTGCTCCTTCAACATAATTTTGATCCCAACATTGCCTATAACCTACCAGAAGGCACTCCTCCGTTTAAGCGAAATGAAAATGAAATCGACCAGACCGAAACGAGTCTTTATGCGGAGACGCGCAAACTCGGCTATCTGTGGTTGCAACCCAGTGACTCGGCGCTCAACAGTCTGACCAAGACCCAAAAAGACCAAATGTCGGAACTGGAAGTAAAGCAGACCGAACTCGGTACGCAGCTTCAGGAAAAAATTGCCGAGTATCGCGACACACAAAAAGAAATCGAAGATTCCAGAGATGCGATTGAGCAAGCGAAGCTCCGACTGAAACGCGCCATCGACAATTCACAGCGTGTCATGAAGGAAGGGCAAGTGTTGAACACCCAAGTTCAGCAAGTCGATGCGGCGGTGCGGAATGCACAAAATTCAATGCTCAATGCCAACGCCGAACTGATGGGTCGGGCTGCACCACAGAACGTTCCCAATGTGCCTAAATACCGACTAGAGATGCAGTTTGTGCAGTTGTTAGAGTCAGTGCACCCCGACGAAGCTGAAGTATTGTTGGCTGTCAAAGATAAGACGCTTCAGAAGAAATATCCCGTCACGAAGGATGTTGTCAAGAAGGCATTTCCTGATTTGCTCACAACCTAATATGCCCCATCATAAACGCCGGCGACCCAAACATCAGCGAAATGGGTGCTTAATGTGTAAGCCCCATAAGGATGAACGACTCGCAAAAGCGATTCGATATAAAGGATTAAAAGTTCCCCGTACGAAGCAAGAATTGCCTAAATACGACGACGAGTAATTGTGAACATATTTTTTTTAAGTTCGAATACCGATGAATGTGCCCAGTGGCATATTGACAAACATGTAACGAAGATGAGCATTGAGTATCCACAACTGCTCTCGACCGCCCATCGTATTCTCGACGGCACGTCACATACTATTACCACCCCACGAAAAAAGACCGTCTGGATGCTTCAGGATGACCGTGAGACGGTGCTGTATAAAGCAACGCATGCGAACCACCCGTCGTGCGTATGGGTGCGCCAGAGCGACGCTAACTACGTCTGGCTGCTCCGCCTGTGGAAGTCACTCCTAACTGAATACACCTATCGATACGGCAAAATACACGGATGTGCGAAGTTACTTCCCGCCTTATCACAGGCGCCTCGGAGTATCGCGTCAATGCCGTTTACCGAACCTCCACCGGCTATGCCCGATGCCTGTAAGCGCAGCACCGTCACTGCGTCATACCGCGAATATTACCGCACTCACAAGCGAGCCTTTGCCTCGTGGAAACGTCGTGAAGTGCCGGTGTTTATGCTCTAATAAATGCGATGAGCCGACTTCTATTGTTCTCGGGTGGGGTCGAAAGCACCGCGATGCTAACGATGAAAAATCCCGATGATACTATTATCACGATAGAAGATACTTCACCCGGCGAGAAACCATCATTTAACAGAATGGCCGTGCAAAACATTGCCGCTGTTATGAACTTTGACGTACATTTCTGTACCGTCAATTTGCCATTTAAACGACCCGACCGATGTTGGAACTATCAATTGTGGTATTTTTTACCCATCGCGTCGTTGTGGGTCGTCAAAGATCGACACATCACCGAATTGTGGTATGGAATAGAAAAAGTAGATCCTATGATCGGTGATCGTGTGAACCCCTCGTCACTCGAAGAACCCAACAAAAAATATAAATCACTGAAGGCGGCATGGGATACTATGTTCCCGCATGTCCCGATAGTGTTTCCATTGGAGCAATACACCAAACCAGAGCAATGGGCGTTCATTCCCGACCATGTGAAGCCATTGGTTCGCACCTGCCTAAGTAACACCAATCCAAATGAAGACTCTAATTGCGGCACGTGCCGCAAATGTCAGGAACTGAAATTACTTCCCGGTAGTTGTCTATACCCACGACACACCAATTAGAATGTCGCCTAAATAGAAAATAGTGCTATACTATATAATGATATAACGGTAGTCAGTTGATGCCTTCGGGGTTAACTGGCGAATATAGTCGCTCAAGGAGGACTACTATGACTCAACTCGCTCTTCGTTCATTGTTCAATATTCTGCAAAATCATCCCACTGAACTGACGCAATATACGGTGGGGTTCGACCGACTCTTCGATGATATTCGGTCGCAACTCCAACAGGTCAGTTCCTCGACACCGACCTACCCCCCGCACAATATTCGTAAAGTGAAAGACCATGTGTACGCGCTGGATATTGCCGTCGCCGGGTTCAAACACGCGGATATTGAAGTCTCGGTGGAAAAACAGGTGCTCACCATTAAAGGCACCAAATCCGAGTCATCCGCGAAAGACGACTATCTCTATCGCGGGTTGGCGCTTCGTTCGTTTGAGAAGCAGATTCCGCTAGTCGATACAGCGGAAGTGCGTGATGCGTGGATTGAGGATGGAATCTTGACAGTGCTCGTAGAGAATGTGATTCCGGAAAAGGCACGGAAAAAGCTCATCAAAGTGGCTTCGACCGCCCGCCTTCCGGAATAACATCACGCAGGGTGAGGGGGTCGATGACCCTCTCACCTTATATAAATAACTGGCGGAGCGTGATATGTCAGCAGTCAGCAAAATTCCGTCGTTCGTGAAGTCGGGTGCATAACTGCATGGCCTATCTACCGTTTACCCAATGGAAAGAATGCTACGGGCCTGAAACACTGCGCGAAGCGGATGAGCGCAATGTCATTAAGCATCTCACCCATCTCGAAGACCTCGTCATCACCAAATACGCAACCGGCGCACAGGAAGCCTTAACCACGTTGCAGGGGCTCTCAAAGTTCTTTGAGGGTCACGCGAACGCACCCGTCAATCTCACCGTGAAGATCGATGGGGCACCGGCCATCATTGCGGGTCGCGATCCCGCCGACGGGAAATTTTTTATTGGCACCAAGGGTGCATTTGCCAAAACCCCCCGCATCGCCAAATCCCCCAAAGATCTCAAAACCCTATACGGAGATAAGCCCGGGCTACTGGCGACGATGCAAGTTGCGTTTGAATCACTGAAGTCGCTCACGTTCACCCACATCCTTCAGGGAGATGTGCTGTTTACTCCTGCACTCAAGCAGGTACAGACGGTCTTCGGTGAGCAGTATCTGACCTTCAAACCGAACACGATCATCTATGGGGTACCCGTCGAAAGTGAGATGGGAAAGAAGATGGCCGCCGCCAAGTTTGGAGTGTGCTTTCACACCACCTACACGGGTTCCTCTCTCGCGACCCTACGCGCAGAGTCTGGTGCCAACATTCATGCACTGAAACCCACCTCAAAGGTCGTACTGGTCTCCTCGCGGTATCAAGACCTGTCGGGAACATTGACCTTTACGTCGGCTGAGCAGGAATCGTTACGCACGTTGATCGCGGGGATCGAGTCGCGCACTCGCAAAATGAGCGGTAACGCTTTCCTGAAAGCTCTTGCCTCCAGCACCCTCCTGCAAACGGAGTTTATGATTTTCCAAAACAGTCTGGTGCACAGTGGAGAATCGATCACCCTCAGCCCTCAAGTATTTTTGGCACGGTTTGTGTCACATTTAACTACCCGAGCGGAGAGCGAGAAGGCCACGAAAAAGACGGCGGAGGCTCAAGCAGGTACTCTCACCAAGTATCAACAGCTACAAACAATGGTGGCTGACACCACGGATGCACTCGTCGATGTGCTGGCATGGCAACAAGCCGTTATTTCCGCCAAGACATTTTTGATTCAAAAGTTGAACGCACCGGGAGCGATTAGCACATTCTACGCCTCCGACAAGGGGGTGATCGCCGGTCAGCACGAAGGGTTCGTCGCGGTTGACCGCAAAGGAAACTTTGTGAAGCTGGTGGATCGTTCCGAATTTTCCCGCCTGAACTTCAACCAAGGTCGCTTCCGATAACAATCTTTTGGCAACACTGCTACATTTATGTCATTGTGCTATATACTACATAACACAATGAGATGCGTTGCGCGGCTTCGCTGCCCGTTATAGACGTATCGACGCGAGTTCCGCGATGCATGATGGGAACATCATGATGCAACACAATGATGTGAGGTACGTTGACCCTAACGACTCACCGTGGTTCATAGTTGGTCGGATAACGGTTATGAACCATCCCGCTGGGCTCTAACGAGCGAGAGGCTGGAGCGATACTCTTCGTGGAGTATCGGTCGGTACAGGCGAACCGCCGACAGTAATCTCCTTTTATCCGATAGAATCATGCCGGCTCCGAACGCAACATGGGCTGCTGAGACACCTTTTCCCTTGATGGGAGAGGTGTCTCGCCTCACCGACGCAATCATCAAGAACAGCTATTATGAACTATCCTAAATATGAGTACGATGCTTGCGTTGTACATGAGGAACTAATATTATGCCCACATACGATTATTCGTGCACGAACTGTATGACGACTTTTGATGATGTACTCTTACCGATCACTCGCCGGGATGAACCTTTAACCGAGACCTGCCCGTCGTGTAATGGCGTTAATACCATTGTGCATGTGATCGGTGCACCGAATATTGGTGATGCGGTGCGATTGGGTCGGTTACATCTTCCGTCAACGTGGACCGATAAACTTGCTAAAATTAAACAAAAACATCATCGCAGCACGATGAACGTACCGGCCCCCGGCAAACGCGAAATTTAACCTCCAACGGGCGGTCGGCACCGTAACCCCCCTTGCTCTCAGCACTTACACCCCTGTTGTGGTATACTAGGGGAATGTCACAGTGGTCTGAACAACAATTTCCTCTGCGTAACAAAGGGTCGGT